ACGATTCTCATAACTTTTGGATGCTGAGTAAAAAATATAATATTGAGCAAGGATTGAGGGATTTTTGGGAAAAAGGTCATAGACTAGCATTACAGGGTGAAGTTGTTGGCCCAGGAATTCAAAAAAATCCATTAGGGCTGTCTCATCATGATTTATATATTTTTAATGTTGTGGATATTAGAAGTGGTCAGAAATTATGCCTAGATAAAAGTTTGATTGTAACAGATCAATTAGGATTAAAATTTGTTCCCATAGTTGACAAAGGCTCAAGTTTCGGATATACTAAGACCGATCTACTAGAGATGGCGAAGGGCAAATATAAAACCCACTTTTTATCTGCAAAAGATTCTCAGGATCGTGAAGGCATAGTTATTCGTAGTATTTGTGGAGAAGTTAGTTTTAAGGCTATAAATAACGACTTTTTATTGAAAGAGTAAATATGAATGATTTGCCACAAGTATCAGTAATGAATTTAAAACCAGATGATGTGCTGGTATTTTCTACTGTTGATAAACTGAGTATAGAAAGTTATCACAGAGTTGAACAAAAAATTATAGATTGGAAAAAGGGTTGTAATATACAAAACAAGCATTTACTATTAACATCAGGACTAGAATTAAAGGTATTAAGACCAGATGAAACTTAAAGATATAGTACCATATTGTTTACAAATTAAAAAAGATAATAGAGACGAAATAAAATACTATTGGATAATTAATGGATTAACTTATGCTATTGATTCTTTACAATCATACAATCCAGACCATGTATATGGAGATATATTTAATTGTAAATATCATTTAGAAGTTGTTAACTTTATTAATTTGAGTAGATACTGTTTAACCAATCCTTGTTTTGAAACAAAAAACAAATATGATCCAGAAGATAACTATTTGATGCTCAACTTAAACAATGAGATAACTATTTTTGACAAATTCATTCTGGTTCATAAAACTCAAAACGAAACCACAGAGAATGAATCAAAAGTATTCCACCGACAAAATTATTATATAGCCAATGGTCATAGTGCATCAGCGGAATCCTATACAATAGGATTATTTCATACAACCACCAACTGCATGATGGTTGACCTTAGAACCAACGTATTTAAAAACCTTATCTCTCTACCTATTCAACCTAAACCAGCAGAATTGAGTTTGGATGACAAGTTAGATAGTCTTGTGGAGGATATTATGAAGGATAGTAGAACTATGGCTATTAAAAAATTGAAGAGGATGTTAAATGAGCGACTTTGAAACTTATGACGAACTACTTGCAGAGAACATGAGATTATCTGCTATTATAAAAGATAAAGAAGAATACGAAAAATGCGTAGCCAGAGTAAATCCTCCAACTAAAACCTATAAGGAGTTAGAGGAAAAGTTAGCAAATTTTGAAAGCAAAAAGCAAAAAGAAATAGACGAATTATGGAACAGTACTATAGTTCCATTACAAAATGAAATTAAAGATAAAAATACTCAATTAGATAGTGCTTTTAAGCAAGATTTAAATAGTATTCAAAGAATAAAAGATCTGGAAAGAGTAATAGAAAAACAAAATATTGTTATATCTATGGCTGCTGGTTATATTAGTTCAACTCCACAATTTAGTAATGACCATCCTATTAATGTAAAGAAGTGGTTAATGGGAGGGATGGAATGACCAGATATAAAATCTGCAAATTCGTTGATGGAAACGGATCAGAATGGTATCAGATAAAAAAGAAGGGGTGGTTCTTTTGGAGTTATGTTTCTGCCTATGAACAATTTAGTCGAAAAGCATACCCGATTAGATTTTACAATATGAAAGAAGTAAATCAGCATATACAACTTGACTGTCAGGTTCAGAAAAGTTTAAAAATTAAGAAGGTAGAGTGTTTTGATTATGATACAAATAGGCAATAGAGACATAAGCGATATTATCTCTCTAATAGTACTAACAATAGCGATATTCATTTTTTCGCTGGTTTGTATAGATCGTTTCAGTTCTCTACATAAAAAGGATACAAAAAAACCCATCAAACCCAAACCAGTTGATCGACAAACAATAACATCAATAGAAATTACTGGTAATGCGGAAAGTATTCATCCTTGGGGACGCACAGAAGTTGTTCCCATGAAAAGTATAGAGTTAGAATATTTTGAATATTGCGAAGAATGGGTTATGTATGGTGATGTTGTTCAACCAGTTGGTCGCAAAGGTTATTTCATGCCGGTAATGAGAGGCAATCTTAATCTTAATGTTAAAGACCTTACCCAAACATGGATTGAGCATGAGAAATATGGAAGTGGCCCAATAGAAAACCCAGAAACTTTTGAAGATTTTAGAGTAGCAGATATTAGGGTAAAAGAAGGAAAAATTATTGATATAAACTACTTTCATTATAGATTATTGCCAGACCACACATGGAATATAATAGCATCATGGAAAGCAATAGTTAATCCAGAAAAAATAAAGGAACCAAATGATGAACTTAACAACTGAACAAAAGTTTGCTATCCTTTGGTGTTTCAATAATGCTATGAAATATATGGAAATTGATGAATATGATTCTGACAAAACGATGGTTGTAAACGGGATCAATATTAATCAAACTATTACAGAATTACTCAAAGATAGATTATTTGTATGAACGCAAAAGACTTTGAAAAACTAATTACTATTCGTAAACTTCTTAAAGAAGCATATGACCACTATTTTGAGTTCAGTGATGGACACTGTAAAATGAGCGAAGGACATATTAGTTTAAGTTTTGGAGACTACTGGAAAGATAAAGATTGTGAATGTAAAATTATCGGAGTTGAAATATACTCCTACGTTCTAGGGCCATCCAGAGGCCACTATTTTGATAATCTGGACGAAGCACTAGAAGCAGTAAAAGAGTGGCACAGAAACGAAATGACAGCATCCTATGATGAATACGGTGAACCACAAACACAAGGATACTTGGAGAATCCAGATGCAAATTGATATTAGCAAAAATGAAGCATGGAAAATACTAGATGCGTTAGCCTCATATAAAAAAGACTACGCATTAAGTGGAGTCGTTATTAAAACAATCGACAGTGCTATAAAAAAGTTGAAGAACGCTGTTGACAATTGACGATACTGTGATATACTAAACGTGTACGTTTCACTTTCTATGGAGTTTAAAATGAGTTCTGATTTGTCGGTTATTGAGAAAAATGGTAAGTTTATTGTGGCTCGTAATAATGAACCTATTGTTATTCCCAAGAACGAGGCTGAAACTATTGTGACTGAATTTGATACTCAGTCTGATGCTGAAAAGTATATGAGCATTTTGAAACATCTTGAAAAGAAAAAGAGTTCCAAGTCGTGTTCCTAATATTTTATGTTAACAGATAATTTTGTTATAAAGTTTAGCGACACAACTGCTAATCTAATTTATCTTGGAGATAGCGACAATAGAATACTATTAACATTAACTGACAATAATAGCAAAGAAAGTTTTGCTGTTGTTATTGAACGAAAAGAGTTTGGTCTTATGACAAATTTCATGAAGGGATTTTATGAAAAGGTTAACAGTATCAATGGATTTGATAAAAACGATTCATCAGTTCATTACGGACTATGAAAAGGATATTTATTCTGATATTTCAGAAGAAATTTACTTAGAAAAAGCAATACAATTACTAAAGGAAGTTAGGCAACGTGGATATTAAGAAACAGTTATTTTTGACTATCTCTTTTTTTCTACTGTTTATTGTTGGTATCTCATTGATTTGCAAGTATTCATGCTGGCAAACTGCTCTTGGGGTTTTTTTGCTAATGTGGGCTAATAATTTTGATATTGTATCAAAGATAAATAAAAAACCCACCAGTGACGGTGGGCTTTTTAATCAATGATAACTCAAGATAGATGATTATCAGGTTTTAACATTAAGAATTTGTTCAACAGCATTAGCATCAAAATCAAGATTAACAGCAAAGTTATATGTTTTGCGTAATGTTGTTTGATTAGGTAATGAGGACGCTTCACTCACTGTAATATTTGTTGGAGTACCAGAAGTAACAGCACTTGATAATGTATCTAACAAACCAAAGATAAATTCATGAACACCGGCATTTCCAGTTGGAACAAAACTGCGAATTGTTCCAGAAGGAATAGTTACACCACCATTACTAACAGTTAATCCAGGGAAAATTTGTGTTAAAGAATCATTGTCAAAAGCCATAGTTAACCTCCATTAAAGAAAAAATACAAACCCTTAATTGTTAAATTACACCAAAATAGGACTAATATGCAAATACATAATAAAAAACATATATCTCTTACATCTGAGGATGTAAAAGATATGCTTATCAAACAACTATATCATTCTCAGGGTATTAGTGGAATATTTGATGTGAAATTCAAAATTGTAAATAAACCTATAGGAACCAATATCAGAGATTATATGGATAACTGGGTATTCGATGGAGCAGAAATAACGGTGAACTTGAATGAAGAATGATACTATCAATTTTATATTAATCTGTATAGCATATTTTGCTATAGGATTAATTCTGGCCGGGAACTATATGCAAGATAAATCGCTAAAACTAACACGCGACTCTGTTAATAGACTTATTATGATCGAGATCATTACTGAACAACAGTTTAATCTACTACAGGAAAGAGTTCAAGATTTAGAAAAAAAGTCAAGGTCGAGTTTGACAATAGTCGATACTGTGGTATACTAGTAACATGAACCATAAGGTATCAAGCAGAGTTGTTCATTTCTGGAATTGTGTTCACTGGTATGTTGAACAAGAATATCCAGACTATTTTAAACAGTTTATACCAGACATATTGCCTTTTGGCGACAAGTCTACAGACGAATATAAACAAGCAAATGCTCATTTCAATAAATTATGGGACATGATGTACGGGTTTTATCTTGGCGGTAATGGTGCAGAAGATACGGCAAGATATATGGTCGATTACTTGAAAGGACAAAAAGATGCCCGATAGATTTGATCTGGAAGATAAGATTAATCATACATATACCTTTATTGATACTCTTAATGATATTAGTTATGGTATTATGGAAGTTGGTATGACTAATGATGAAATTGTTAATGCTATTGATGGTCTGGCAGTTATGCTGAAACTTCATACTCAAAAGTTATTTGACACATTTGTTCAGGTTCATCAACTAGATGGACATAAAAATTTTTCTCCACCAGAATTCCCAGGATAAATACTATGGCTCATCTTGTAAAAACTTTCAAAGACTTTCTTGATCTTGTTGATAAGACATATAATGACCACTCTTTTGAGTTGCGTTATGGTCAAACCGTTATGAATGTTTTGTATAGCGTTTGGCCGGATAAGTATAAAGAATTTGTAGGTACTAAGTTTGATTGTTTTTATGATGACGGATCAGTACGTTTTGCTCTAGATGAATTGGAAAAAACATGGACGGATTTACAATAATTGGTGATGTTCATGGTAAATATGATCGTTACCATAAAATTCTAATGAGATCAGAGGAGAATCCTTATACGGTTCAAGTAGGCGACCTGGGATTTAAGTACGATGTTTTAAAACCCTTTGATCCAAAACATCATGTGTTTATTGGTGGAAATCATGATCAATATGACATTATAAATAATGTACCGCATTATCTTGGTGATTATGGTTATATGGTAAACTTTAATGGAATAGATTTCTTTTATTATCGTGGGGCTTATAGTATTGATCGACAATATCGTACCATAGGTATTGATTGGTGGGAGCAGGAGCAACTAAAAATAGAAGATTTTATGAAAGCAAGAGAACTTTATAGACAAATCAAGCCAGATGTTGTATTGACGCATGATTGTCCTCAAAGTCTTTATTCTTATCTTCTTCCTCCGGGTGCTAAGATATATGAGAATATTACTAGTTGGGCTTTAGAAGAACTATTTAATATTCATCAACCTAAGATTTGGCGATTTGGTCATTTTCATAAAAGTTGGAGAATGACTATTAATGGTACAGATTTTAGATGCTTGAACGAGTTAGAAACAGAAATTTTAACCAAAAACGATGTACATGGCTATTGACAAAGGCTGAATGGTCTGGTATAATAAAATTGTTGAGCCGAAAGGTTAGGGCCGCGAGTCTCCCTTTAATCAACTTCTGTAGAGTTTTATGATCTTAATTTTCTGTATCGACTGAAAAAGGGATTTATAATACAATGAAAAACACAAAACAATACGATAAATTAAAACTCACAGTAGAAACAATTTGTCTTGAAGCGATACAAAAGCAAAAGAAAAGAGAATCTACTGTAGGATATGGGTTAGACGATTACACGGAAGGCAGAATAGTAGGAGGTGCTGCGTTGGCACGAAAAATTATTAGGGAAATTAGGAATCAATTTTAAAGAGGTGATTTATGAAAAGTGAAAATTATTTTGTTCTAGCAGCATTTGCTAGTTTCGTTTTTAGTGTTGGTCTTTGGTTCTTTGGTGATCCAGCAGTTGCCAAAGATCAGGCTATTTTTGTAGGACTATGGGTTCCTAGTATTCTTAGTCTAGGAAATTTGCTCAAATGAGCGACCTTACTATATTTATAGTTGGTTTAGTTGTAACCCTCATCGCTGGTATGGGGGTTATGACTAGCCAAGTATTTCTTGCATATCAAAGAAAACCAAAAAATTATGTTGTATCTGAGTCTATCCAAAATATTTGAGGTTAGTCTTGGAATTATACTTGCCAGAACAATCATACACTTCTTGAAAAAGATTAATATACACATATGAAATATCGCACTAGTCCAGAAAGACATTCTTTTCATCAAAAATGTGATAAAAAAAATCTTGAGACAGGAAATATGACTCAGGAAAATTATAATACATGGAAAACTTTTTGGGAAATTGTTAAAGTTGAAGATTCTAGACCAACAATTGATTTACCAGATTTAGAATATGAACTACGAACTAGTGACTATATTCATAATAAATGTGTAGCATCAGAACAATATTGCAAAGACCTATATGCTGCATTATGCAATAATGAATTTATAAAAGACAACAAAGAACGTAGTTATAGTTGGAGAACAGTTGGTGGTATAATCTCTCATATCTTAGAAAGGGGAGACTATATTGATTGGTATCTTTCTGGAAATGAAGGGTATATTACTCCTGAAATAGAAAAAGATATTACTGATATGGGTTGGAAAATAGTACCTATAGTTATTGGAGACTAATATGATTCGCCCGCGTTTCTATCACTGGACTTGCTCAAAGTTTGCTGACTTTATAAGAGGAACAAAAAAACCATACGCTCTTGGATGGAACGAATGGGATCAATGGCATAAATCTGCAAAACAGAAGCATCCCTTACGATATTGGATAGCAGAAACCGGCTTGAAAAAGTTGCAAAATTTAATCTATTATCCATATGATATTTATCATACAGTCCAAACCTATATTAGAAATCGCTTCATTGATAAACTGCATTATTTACATACCGGATTAAAACCTGGAGAATATCACGATCTGGACTATAGAATTCTTCACGGGTTGTTCAATGAACTTGTGATCTATGTTGAGACAGAATGTGCGTGGAGTTACGGAAAACCCAAAGAAGTTAAACGTCTGTACAAATTCAAGAATGGATCATGTAAACAAGCCGGATTGGATTATTTAGACTGGGGCATAAAAGACAAATACAAAGGTAAACTAACTCCTTTCGCAAAAAGTTGCAAAGAGATTAAACGTTTGTATCTTTGGTGGACAATTAAAAGACCAAACCGTAAAAATCCTTATTTAGATAAGTGGTATGAAGAAGATACTAAAATGTTAGTTGATCTTATCAATATACGAAAGGATTTGTGGATATGAATGATAAAATTTATAATGACATTACCGATTTCTACAATGATGTTGGTGATTACATTCATTTAGAGTACAAACCCAAATATCATAGAATGTTTTTTCAAGACAACAATATTGATCAATTATTTGATATGGTTGGACGTTACTACATGGGCGGAAATAATGTTCCAGATACGGCGGGAATGATTGTTGACTATTTTAGGATGATAAAATGAATATTTTTAAACAACTGTGGGATAATTTTACTAATTTACATGAGTCTAAAACCATGACTCCTGTTGCTCCAACAGAGTTTGTTATGTATAACGATATGTATCCTTATACTGTTGAACAAACAATAAGAGTTACTCATCATAGCAAACCCAAAAAGCGTGATCCTTCACGCAGATATAATAAGATTTTAATAACTTGACAATATCATTGTATTCTATATAATACGGGAAAATATACCTAATAGTCTAATTATCCCGCCTTAAGGAATACAATAATGATCAAAAAAGCATTTACTCTAGTAGAATTATTAGTCGTTATCGCAATTATCGCAACACTTATTGGATTATTACTACCAGCAGTTCAATCGGCCAGAGAAGCGGCACGACGAAGTTCATGCACAAATAATGTGAGACAAATAGGATTATCAGCAGCCAATTATGAAAGTGCAAATAATAGGTATCCTACAAGCGGAGAAGGCAAAGATTTTACAGTAGGGAAAGATTGTTTAAACATACAGTCATTCCATGTTCAAGTTTTAGCATTTATGGAAGAATCATCATTAGCAGCAAATTGGGACAAAAAGAAACCGTACTGGCATCCAAATAATAGAAATTATGCGGTCGCTAGAATTACTGCTTTCAATTGTCCAAGTAATCCTTATTCCAGTGAAAAAACTGGCGGAGATTTTGGTACTAATGACTATATGCCCGTAGCATATACTGATTTACATCCTACTAATGGTAGCAGAAATAAAGCGTCCGGTACAACTCGTAATTCTTATAAGTCAGGACTTTTGACCTATGACCAATCAAGCAGAGTAGCCCATGCAAAAGATGGTACTAGTAAAACTGTGATATTTTTTGAGGATGCTGGAAGAAATGTTCAGAATGTTGGAAGTAGAGATGTTACTTTAGGAGGAAACACTAATTGGGTAAAAACAAGTTCTGGAAAAGCAACAACTATTGTTTCTTCTGATCCAGATTGGACTAATGCACTGGCTACTGATTTTCCTTCTAATAAAACTGTTCCCAATAGATGGGCTGATCCAGATAATTCTAGTGGAGTTAGTGGCAGTCCAGATACTGAGAGTGTTACTACAGGAAGAAAAATTATCAATAACAATAGTAATCCCGTTGGTGGCCCAACTAATTGTCCTTGGACAACTAATAATTGTGGTCCTAATGATGAACCATTTAGTTTTCATGCTGGAGATATGGTTGTTGCTGGACTTGCTGATGGAAGTGTAAGAACATTTAATGGCGATCTTGATGTTCAAGTATTAAGAAAACTATCTGACCCAAATGATGGAGAAGTATTAGAAAATATTGATTGAGTATGAATGAGGATAAAGAATTACCAATATTAGGCAACAGTATTAATGGTTCTACTGAGCCATTTGCCGAAATATATTTACTGGAGTTTGAAGAATGGTACAGTGTAGAATAAAGACATTTTTATCTGACTGGATTAAAGAAAAAAATAAATTCACTAGTGTTTCTATGATTAGATTAGTTTATGATGGGGTCGCCCATGATTATACTAAATGGAAATTCAGTGGACAAAATATATTCTTTTATGATAGCAATAATAGGGTTGAGACTATTCTCTGGACAACCGAAACTATAACTATAGTTGATGATAATTGTATTGTGATAAATGCAGGACATAATAAATTAAATATTGGATTAGAATTATTTTATGGTGGAGCAATATTATGATATCATTTAAGGAGTTCCTGAATTTAGTTGATAAAACATACAATGAACATAGTTTTATATGGAGATATGGGCAAACAATTATGAATGTATTGCACGGTGTTTGGCCTGAAAAATATAGCGAAATAGCGAGAGAACAAACCAATGACTGTTATTATGATGATGGTATTGTTCGTTTCACACTTAATCAACTAGAAAAAGAGTGGCCCAATGGATGTTGATGATTATATCAATTCTCTAATTAGAGAGAATGAAAAATTAAAAAATATTGTTAAGTCATTAAAGGATGAAGTACGTATTCAGCGTAAAGAAATAGCAGTTTTAAAAGATGAAAGACGAGCAATATTTGATGCTGAAAAAGGACCAAATCTGCAATTATTCATAGAATCTTGACAAATAATTAACTCAAGTCTTGACAACATAGGGCCGATAGTGTATCATAGCGTTTCACACAAGGAGACTCTATGAACACTATTGATGCTATTAATGTTATTCAAAATTCTTTGAATGAAAAAGATAACTTGATTAGTCGTATGAGTGACAAAAATTCTCAATTAATTAAAGTTATTGCAACTATACGAACTAATTTGGAACGTGCGATCAAGGGTCACGCTCCGCTAAATCAAGCAGTATACGATGCTGTTGACTTGTGCAGGGCAAACTTTAAGTATATGGACTACAGTTCGGGCCAGATTAAACAAGACCCTCCACTCAGCGAATCAGACAAAATTTTACCATGAAAAATAACGATAAGATAAAGAGACAAATAGACAAAATAGGATTTGGACGAACTCTACAGTGTTTGATAGAGATTGTGGATGATTCTATAAACTTACACAATACTTCCCCCGTTTGGAAATTAGCCCTTGCTGAACATCTAGAAAATGCCTATGATGCTTATATGAACAAGGGTCACGATTCCTTATGTGGGATAAATAATGATTAATTGTATAAAGAAACCATATAACAGCGTTTGGGTTTGGGCCGATACTCAAGAAGAACTAGGCTTAACTTTTATGCGTTTTCAAGAATATTATGAAAGTAGCAATCTAGAATTTAGAGGCAAAATATTCACTCAAGGACAATTAAAACGCTGGTATTCTGAAACTTATGGCAGTAATAGTTATCATACTCATTGGGTAGGATTTAATTTTCCTAGTATAGTTTTAAATCCCTTTAAAGAAGGATTATTTGATCCATTAACAATAGAAGAACAAAGACTACTAGATTTATTTAAGTATCGTAGCGATAATTTCTATATTATAGGGGCTCAAAATAACTCAACATTAAGACATGAATTATCTCACGCTCTGTATGCTTCCAATCCTAAGTATCGTGATGAAATAAATAAATTTCTCAATAAGAATAAAACCAAACTTAAATCAACATCAAAGTATATCCTAGATAAAGGATACTGTCCAGAGGTTTTATATGATGAGATACAGGCTTATGTTACAGACAACGACGATAATGAGTTAATTAATAATACTTGTCCATCAATTATCTCTGGGATCAATAAGATTTTTAATAAATACAATGTTGAGAAAGTAAAAAAATGATGTGCAATGATAAAGATTTTGAAATGTGTGATGAAGAAAAAAGTTACCATGAATGGGTTGCTCAAAATTTAGATTTCATCCAGAATAATAAACAACACGTTGGTGTAATGAAAAAATTATACATGGTGGGATTTGCAGCAGGATTTGAGTACAAGAAAAAAATGTCAGCACAGGAATATCTTCAAAAATGAGTCCAATGTATAATCCAGATGACTGGAGTGAAGAATTTGATATTATATTGAAATACGAGCCTATGAGTGAAACAAATATTAATAGGATCTTAGTTCAATATAAACATGATGATGTGCTGAACTATATCAAAGAATTATGGAATCTAATTGATTATCAACGAAAATATATATCAGAACAAACTAAACAGATTGTTGCTATGAAACACAAAGTAGCATGGAAACGCTACGACAAAGATGAATCAGTATTTACTGAACACTTAAACAAACCAAAAAGAACAGATAGCGGTGGATGCTAATAAATGAAAATTACAGAAATTAAAACTTGGGCTAAAACTTGGGGTTATTCTATTCATAAAGAGAAAGATGACTCTATCAATGGCGCTAGTTATTATTGGATGAAAAATGATGATCCTAATGTTAGTGGAGTTGAGTTAAGCGTTAGTAAAGTTGCTAGAGCAATTTTTAATAACATTACAGCCAACAAATGGGTTGAACACCAGAAAAAATACGAAGAAAATAAAGAAGAAACAAAATTTACAACGAGTGACTATGCCTCTTAAAAATTTATACATAGATAGAGAATGGGAAATTAAAGCTATAGATAAAATTTGCGAATACATCAGGGACGATGGTTTGTTTGATTTTGAACTAGATAAGATAGCAATCCTGCAATTGAGTTATGAATATTCTGGCCTTATGGCTCAATTAATGTCTCATAAGTTATCTATTAAAGATGAACCTATCGATATTGAACCAGTAAATATTCCATACAAAAATGAGTTTGAAGTATTTATTCATCCAGATCAATTAGATCCATATACTAAACTCATTATTATAGATAGTGGATGTTTAAGTGGTAATAACTTTAAAAGAATAGAGAAAAAGATATCTGACTACGGTTTTATAAGGAAGAAAGATACTTTTTTTACTTGTGTTGCTTGTAATCTAAATAGTATTTTTAAGCCAGACTTTTGTCCCATATATTTTAATGGCGATACAACGATGGTACATTTTTGGTGGGAAACAAGAACAAATAAATTTTCAAAATAAAGACAAAAATAAATGTTAACAGTAAAAACCAGATTAGACAAAAGCGAAATATCGGGCATTGGTTTATTCGCAAGTCAAGTTATTTTACCTGGAGATATAGTTTGGAAGATGAGCAGTATTTCTGTACTAAAAATTAGTAAGATTCAATATGAATTACTATCAGATATAGAACAAAAATTTATTAAAGAAAAAGACTACTATTGGCTAGACGATGATGGTAGTTATATGATACCAATGGATGATGGTAGATTCATAAATCATTCTAGTAGTCCAAATTTAGTAGAATTAGATGATAATCATTACATTGCATCTAGAAAAATTGAGCCAAATGAAGAATTGACAATAGACTATAAAAAACTAGTACCCAAAGAATACTGGGAAGCATATATGCTATAATCATATAGCAAAATAAAAATTAGAAAGGTATATAATGAATGTTAAATTAGTCTCAGTAACACCAGATGCAGAAAAATTGATGGCTTACTGTGCCAGAGTTAGCAATCCAAGTAATCAAAATAACGAGAACTATACTAAACTGCTGAAATATTGCATAGACCATCAACATTGGAGTATTTTTGAACACGGGTTCATGACAGTCGAAATTAATACTACCAGAGGACTTGCTGCTCAGATTCTTCGTCATCGAAGTTTCACATTCCAAGAATTTAGTCAACGCTATGCTGACACAACTCTTTTATCAGAAGAAATTCCATTATTCGAAATTCGTCGTCAAGATAATAAGAATAGACAGAATAGTATAGATGATATGGGAGATGAAATACGAGCAAAATGGAACACAAGAATTCGTGAACATTTTGGTAAAGCCAAAGCACTATATGATGGAATGATTTCTGATGGTATTGCCAAAGAGTGTGCCAGATTTATACTGCCATTAGCAACTCCTACTCGTTTATACATGAGTGGAACGGCACGTTCATGGATTCATTATATTGAGTTACGTTCTGGTCATGGAACTCAAAAAGAACATATGGATATTGCCAATGAATGTAAAACAATTTTTGCTACACAATTTCCAACCATATCGGAAGCATTAGGATGGATATCTTAACAGTTAATATCACACCAGCAATTTATAAAGAAGCACAAGACCGCAACTTAGCGTATCAAAAAAGATACGGTAATTCTGGAACACACAGACTAAATAAAAGTCGTCAAAGAATGACAGGATATTTGGCTGAGGCTAGTATACGATCATGTTTTAATGAATTGAAGTACAGCGATAATGATATTGTTGATTTTTATATTGGTAATATAAGTATTGATTCTAAAGCACAAGGATGTAACTCAAAACCTCTTAAAAATTATGTTGCTACTTTGTATGAAGAACAAAAGAGAAGAGAAGTAGATTACTATATTTTTAGTAGAGTCAAGAATGATTTTTCCGTAGCATGGATATGCGGAATTATATCAAAGCAAGATTTTTTTGATACATCAATTTTGGTGAAGTCCGGTACAAAAAATAACAATTTTGTATACGATCAAAGTAGGTATGAAATACAGTATGATCAATTATTAGATATCAAACTATTTATGGATAAAATATATGAAACAATTTAATGTCACGGCTCAAGTTTATAATAAGTATGACAGTTATAAGCAAACATTATTAATGAACCACGTTATTACCGCATCATCAGAAGATGAAGCGACAACCTTATTCAACAACACATTCTTGGTAGACTATAAAATACTAAAAATCTACAGCGTTGAAGAAATTTCTCAAGGCATGGCTTGACCTTTGCCGATATTGTGGTATACTTCCAAAATGGAGGCTCTATGAACAAATTTGGACTTTGCTGCATTTCGCTCAAACTTAAAGAGCAGGGCATTGGTCATCAGACCATGACTTTTAAACGTTTCAATTCTCTGTCGCGAGAAGAAGCCTTGGCAACTCTTGGCAACAGGATACTTAACAATCTTGTAACTACTCGTAAAACTATTGAATTTTGTGGACAAAATAATTATGTTTATCGTGTAAGTAGCGATATTTTTCCGCTAATCACTTATGATGAGGCTAATGTTAGTCTAGAGGATTTGCCTAACCATGACGAAATTCAGGATGAGTTTGATAATATTTCACAAACTATTACCAGTAGTAATGTTCGTGTTTCTTGTCATCCTAGCGAATTTAATTCACTCTCAAGTCTCTCCGAAAAAGTTGTGGAAAAAACAATCACAGAACTCAATTTCTACAGCAGTTTCTTCGACAGAATCGGCTTGCCAGCAAATACTCTTAGTCCAATGAATTTGCACGTTCATAATAACAATGGAACTAGGGAAGAAATTAGTGATCGTTTTTATAAGAACTTCAAACGTCTTGATGAAAACTGTCAGGCTCGACTCACTATAGAAAATGATGACAAACTTAATTGCTGGAGTGTTCGTGAACTTGTAGAAATTTTTCATCCTATTACCCGTATTCCAATTTGTTTCGACTATTTGCATCACAAATGTCATCCAAATAATACCTCGGAAGTAGAGGCTATTAATATGTGTTATGACACTTGGCAAACTCGTCCTCTTTTTCATTATAGCGAAAGCAGAGAAGGTAATAATCCAAGGGCTCATGCTGAATATGCAATAACTCCATTTGATAACTATGGGTTGGAATTTGATGTTGATATGGAGTTAAAAGGTAAAGATTATGCTATAGAAAAATTTGAATCTATTATTAATGGAGTATGTATATGAGTGCATGGCTTATTGCTTTTACTGGATGTATTTATTTTTATGTTGCACTTGAGCAATATATCGTTCATAGGAACATTGGTATGTTGATTACTTATATTGGATATGCTTTTGCAAATATTGGACTGTATATGTTGGCAAACAAGTGATGAAGATAATCAATAAAACAATTCGCAAGGCATACCAAAATTGGAGTCCAAATCCTCTTATTAGATGCTATCATTATGCTGCTGCATTTGATGGCAATAAGATGATTTGTTTCACCCAAAATAACCCGATTAAAACCAATGCTAGGGCTTATAGGATTGGCGAACAATTTAATTTGCCAAAATACAAGGAGTTTCCATTTGTTCATGCTGAATCTCATCTTATTTCTAAATTGCTGGATAGGTATAATACCATTGATCCTAATTGGTCAGTTGTTGTTATGCGTATCAACAGAAAGGGAATTATTCTAGGAAGTAAGCCATGTGAAAACTGTGGAAAAATTCTTAATGCAGTGGGGTTGACCGATCTCTATTATAGTAACGATGACGCAAGTTTTAGTGACAGTGTTGGTTTTTTAATTGAAGCGGAGTCCTTGACTGTGCCGATGCTTATGGTATAATTCGTTCAAAGGAGCATACCATGAACTGCATTTATTGTAACGATGTTATTCCAGAAGGACGAGTTGAGTTTCTAGTTGATACAGGACGAAAGATAACTTGTAAAGAATGTACTATGGAGAGTCGTGCTGTGGGATTTATGGACTGGGGACATAAAACCGCCCCTTCTTTAGTTATGGTTCCAGCAAATGCTAGAGAAACTATTCGTATTTTAGATAGAGCAAACAGGAGAGCAAGATGAAAAATAAAATGACTTGGTTGGATTTGTATAATTTTCTCTATGAAAAAGCAAATGACATCAATGGAGAGGGTAACTTTCCTTGGAGTGAAAATGTAACTGTTTTTGATTTTGAAACTCTGGAATACTACAATACAGATTTTATTCAGATGCCTGACGATAAAATTTCCCTGTCAGTAGATACTGCCCAAAATATGGAGAAAACTAATGGATTTTGAAATCGAAAATTTGCTATTCAAGCAAGTAGAAAAACCAAAGAATTTTTTGATGACTAAAATTATTAATGTTTGGTCAAATAGGTATCGTATAAATGTCTATATCGAAATTGAAGAAGATAATTTAACAAAGAAAAGAATACAAAGTAGTTATTTTTGTCACTATAATCCGGGTAAACTAGAAATAGTTGGCAGTCCTAGTGGAATTTATCAAAAAAATTGAGAGCATCGCTAAAGAATGTCTCTTGACAACGCCGATAACCATGCTATACTTAGAGCATAACGCTAACACAGGAGATTACGATGCCAAAGGGTAAAAAGACTTGTCCGAAATGTTCTCATGAAACTGGGCCGCGAGCATATTGTTGTCCTAAATGTAATTATGTTTTTGTATTTAAGCCAAAAAGCAAAGAGGCTAAGAACACAAAGATCATTCAAAATGTCAATTGGCGTGAATTGGTAAAGGGTGATCGCATTAAGGTTACTGGTGGCCCATATTTTGTGAGCAAGGGAGAATTTATTCCTATGGGCTATAGGGGACGATTTGTTGTTGAGGGTCTTGATAAGAATGGTATTCTTGCTTGGGGAATTGATAAGAGTGCAGGATTTTGCCATATTTATATGGGTGGTGATATTCAGAATCCTGAAACTGGAGTTTGGAAAATAAAGCACAAACTAATTAAACTCAA